CGGAAACGTGCTTGTCGAAAGCCACCAACAGGCCGTCGCCGACCGACTTGATCAACGCCTCGTATGGGGTTCCGGCAACCAAAGAGAATGTGGTCCCCAAATAGCGGAGCCAATCCTCGCGTCGTGTTACGGCAAGATCGACATTTTGGATCGCGACTTGACCAAACGCCAGCGTGATGTCTGCCAGCAGAAGGGCTTCGGAGAGCAACGCTGGAGCGACGGGTGCGACGCCCTCCGCGCCTTGCCGCACGAAGAACTCCAGATCCTCCATCTGATGGGTGTAAACGGTGAGGCCGTTCCCATCCACCTCGGGGTCGATCGCGTCGCGCACGAAGCGCGCGAAGATCGACAGGATGCGACTATTTAGAGCCCCAGCCACGGCTGTCGAAACACCATATTCGTCCACCGAGCAGTCAAGCAGGGTGCTTGGCGTCGCGGTATAGATCCGGTCGCCATCTTTCCCGGTGGCGGACCCACCGGAGACAAGCACGTTCAGATCGGGGACGGCGTTTTCCACCACGGCGAGGCCGTCATGGATTCCCCACATTCTGTTGTCGACGGCAAGCTCCCACATGGCGGACTCCACCCATCCGAACGCTTCGTCCATGTCGGATTGTGATACCAACATTTTGTAATACCAGTCTCGCAAATTCATAACAATTCTCCATGGTTGCTTGACACCTGCCCCAGGATTTGATACAATCTCGAATAGATCACCGAGCTGTGGGGGTTGACATGCCCGAAATCACTTGCGAAGCGTGCAAACGAAAATTTCACATTCCACCATCCCTTCATCAGGGCATCTCCCATTCTAAGACCCCAGATCTGTAGAGTCCCCGAGTTCGCCCTCACCAAGGAACCAGCCGTCAGGCCACGGAAGCCCGTGCGGCGGTCGAATTTCTTTCAAATGTGTATGCGCCGGTTTCATGTATTCCGCAATCTTCCTTATGATGGCCTCTTGCTCCGATGTTATCACGCCGTCATACTCGATGTCGAATGAGTAGATGGTATGGAGGTCAGAAGGCGCAAGCTCCGCGCCCCCCGTTCCGGCCATTGGATCTGTTGTGAAATCAAAAGCCCCATTCGCGGAGCCACCAACGACTTCAATGCTGGCATCCACACCTGGGGTCTCGGAGTAAATTGCGAAACGCCAATCATCGTCAGAGCCCGAAGTCTGGCCCGGAGGGAAGTTCAGGATTGCCGCCGCAGTCCCGCCGGTCACCTGTAGTTTTGAGTTGTCTCCCGTCAGCAGGGTATGAACCTCGACACCTCCGGCGACAGGGCTAGACTCTGCCGCCCCGTATAGATCGGCCATGATCCGCGCGGCGATCTCGGGGGCGGTTGCCACCCCTGGTATGGCGAAATCAGACGCATGAAATGTTACTGTCCTGTCGCTGGGCTCATCGTTGATATTGATCGTCAACGTCTCTCCCCCGCTCAAGGCGTAAGGAGCCAAGTTGCCAGAGTTCAGCACTGCGGGGCTCCCGCAGTGAAGAACATAGGCCCCTGCGCCGGTGATGGCAGCGACAATCACCGCAACTGCCTCACCCGCTGTTACCGCTGCCAGGGAGGCAACGTCGCCAGTCCCTGTGACCTCCGTTGTCGGGAATTGCAAGATGGGGTTGGCGTCACCACCCGTGACGCGGATGGTGTGGCCCGTACCTTGCCCGGTCGTCTCGATCGACACTCGCTGCCCACCACCGGACACAACACCGATCGCGCCGACGAGCCCCGCTGTGAGGGCCACTGCCACCTCTGTCGGCGTCGCCGCAGCTGGCACCGCAAAGAACGCATCAGGGAACGGAACCACCTGTGGGGTTCCATCAATGGTGACGTTCAAAACCTCTGTACCAGGGTCGGAGAAGTCCCATGTCTGATCAACCCCGTTCTGCACGGTTGCGGGAGCGGCTATGAACGTCGCCGTCTGTGGGGCACCATCATTGACAGACACCTCAAGCTCTGGCGGCTGTGCGACCGCTGTTAGGTCGTATGGCGCGAATGCCTCTGAGTACACCTGAGCGATCTCGCCTTCGCCCAGAACGTCCACACCAAGGACCCAGCCGTCGCTGATGTAGTCGACCACGCGACACACGATCCCCAACAGGAAGAAAACCACCGATTCAATCCCGATGGCGGTCCCTTTCAGCTTGTAGATGTTCACAAGGTAGCGCAGCAACTTGCGTTCCTGGTCCGCAGTCAGGTCGAGATCCGCCCAGTCGAACGGATTGCCCATGTCGTACAGCATCGCGTCGATCGTCGCATCTGTAGCTAGATCGGGGTCGAACTGGTCAGTGAAGCGATCCACCGATATTAGGAGAAGATTCAAAACTTCTTGAATGCAACAAGCCCACCGGCGCAGATCCTGTGTGGCGTCCTCCTGCCGGTTCTTTAGAGGCAGCATCTGAAACCAGTACGAGAAGTCCCTGCCGGCGGGATGATCTGGCGCATAGCCGAAGAAGTCCACCTCGAGGGCGGCTGGGTCCATCGCGTTTCCGCTGCTATCCTCCGCCGATGAGTCGATAACTACCGTGTATGGGCAATCTGGCGTCATTTCCCAATTGAAAGTCAAATCGAATTCTGTGCCGCTTGACCCCGCCACTTCTGCGGCAGCGGCGACAGTGAGATTGACACCACACGATGGGTCTACGTTGTGTCGCTCGATCGTCCACTTGGCAACGTCCAGCACCGATCCAGCCCCGGTCATGGCCATCTCGTCGTCGAAGAACACGCGCAAGGTAAACTCGTCTCTGGTCTCCGCAGACAGGAGCTTCGGTGGTGTGATGTCTTCACAAGTGAACGTGTAAGTCTCATCGATGCCGCTGCTTGGGACTCCGATTACTTCAGCGATCACCCGTACAGTCACGACTTGCTCGCTCGTGAAGTAAGGCGGCGCAACCTGGGTAGCGTCCATGAGAAGGAAGCGATAGAGATCGGTCACAGCGTGAGGCGTTGCAGAGCCCGCCCAGCCGTTCATCCAGCCTGCGCCCCCTTCATATATCATCGTGGAGTCTATGTGTATTTCCTCCACGTACACGGCCCCGAGGCCGGTATCCCAAGCCTCGCCCTCTAGATCGACCACCATGAGGGTTAATGCCGTGTCGACGGGGATCTCTCCCTCGTTCGGCTGCGGCGAACGCAGGATCAACGCAAGACGGCCGATGATGACCGCGGCCTGGGCCTCATCTACCGAGAGAGTTGCGAGCAACTGGTCAATGGTTATGGTCACCGCGCTTAGGCCTCCTCAAAAGACAGCCGGAATCCGACCTCGTGTTCGTCGATCAACCTGCGGACGGGAATCTGAAGGTCTGTCCATCGGCGCCGCTCAGTGGGGCTGATCGTGCGTTCGGCGTACACCTGACCATCTATGGTGATCTGCATTTGCCATTTGAAGTCCACGGCAGGGGGAGCAATCACGCACTCGTTGTACGATGCCAGCATTTCGGACGCCTTCGGCGCGATGCTCCGCAACCGCGTAGCGTCGAACGCACCCCGAAGAAGGGGATCTCCTATTTGGAACGGAGAACCCACGCCTGGGGGCTGATCCATGTAAATAGAAGGACTACCCAAAGAGACCCCCACGTAGGCCCCGTCGCAATACAGTTTTAATCTGCTTGCGGCTGGCTCGTAAAAATCATAGACGATCCCGAACAAATGCCACCCAGGCGATGGCGTATCGAAGATGTAGCCCAAAAATACCTGCATGTCGGAGTCACGGATCGAATTCCACTGCGAAACCGCGAAGGTCCATTGGTGGGCCCCGCCGCCGCTCGCTCCTGAGAGCGAGATCTGAAGTCCTGACTTATTAACCTGTTCGCGGCAATGAAACAGAATCGGGTGAATGCCCCACGAGGTGGGATGTGCGTCACTGTCAAAGTTCAACCATTGCTCAAAGGCCCATGTTACCCCTGGGCCGGTCGGAAAAATCTGAGGGTCATTCAATGCCGACTCTAGGGCGGCAACGCTCCCAGGGGGAATCACCCGGCAATTGGTCGCATCAGGAGAATACGCTTCCACCCCCACCTCAATCTCGCCTTCGCCTACAAGCGGGAACCCTGGCGTGCTTCCATGAAAGTCGCCCCGTTGGTTGGAGTTGAAATTGTAGAGAAAGATCGTGTCGCTGTCATCTTCCCAGCCGGCCATTCCCTGGAACTGAGAGGCCAGCTGCCCGATTGTGTCCATGGTGGCGGACACGAGATCGACATCGGTAAGATCTACCGTCTGGCGGACTTCGGCGTAATCGCCAGGGGAAAGCGCCGCAAGCTCCGCGTCGTCGATCGATCCGAGGACGAACGTATGAGTCCCATCTGGCGGAGTGATCACGGCTGGCTCGATCCTGCCCTGGCGCTCTCCTCGTTGTCTGTCCGTCCAAGTTCCCACTGGAACCCCCTCTATTAGGTTGCGCGGTACGCTTCGATTCCGTCGAACGCTGCGCGCCGATTGAGGGCGTTTGAAATCGCCATGGCGAATCCGCAGTAACCACCCAGTAGCGGAGCCGAGCCGGAATTGACTTGGAGCAAATCGTCGATGAAATCAGAGATCCCCGCGATTGAGGTCCAGGCCGGGGCGGTGATCGGATTTACCAACAGATCGCTCGCGAATGCCTTGAGCAGGACATCTCCGTTTGGCTCCACGATCACATCCAGCCGAAGGTGATGATAGAGATCATCTGACATGTTGAACTGTGCGGACGAGCGACGCAGGATCGTCAGATCATCTCCGCCCTCGACGATTCCGCCCACAATTGGGCCCTTTGCGAGCGCGATCTCGTATGGGTCCGCGTCGAGGAGTCCAAGCATGTACGCTTGGTCATTCACGGATGGTGGCCCTCCCTGGGCCGCGAAAAACAACATCGGCGTAAATCCGGTGTTGTTCGTCGATGCCACCCTCTTGATGGCGCCACGAACAGATCCTCCGCCATCTGCCACGGCTGGGCCACTTCCCGTAGGAGTGAAGCCGGTCAAGTCGACAAACTTGCCGTGAGCCCCGATGACGGTGCCGATAAGGCTATTGTAGCCATATACGAAGCTACCCCCACCACTCGGCGGTGTTAGCCCTGCTGTGACTCCGCGCATCAACGATGCCGTCGCCAGGGAGCTACCAAGATCATTCCAGTCTGCTTGTCCCATGGGCTTCTCCTTGCTCTATGTCCAGATCTCATCCGGCCAGCGGCTACTTATGAAGGTTTCAATTGTATCCTGCTCAGGTGTACAAAAGTCAAATATTCCAGCGGTAAGAT